GATAGCAAGACCTTTACTGTATAAATAAACAGGTGCTAGGCTCGCTCTGCTTTGTGCACAGAGCAGGAGCCTTGGCGGGACTTGCAGGGACAATCTGCGGGGACGGTGGCCAGGCTGAATGTTGACGCATCCAGACTGGCCGCTCCTTTTACTTTTATTTTTGAAACTCTGACTCGGGACGACTCACACGCTCGGGCAATCAATTCGGCACTTCAAGCACGACTTGCTGCGGCTTGCCGGAGGCCTTGGCCTTACCCTCCTTGCCACCATTGCACTCGACCGACACCGTCCACCCGGACGGCGTGAACGTGTGATCGACCGACTCCACCAGGTATTCGCTATCAAGGCCGCGTTTGAAGCCTTGCGCCTTAATCATGATTTCGGCAAACAGATCGGTCCGGCCCGGCAGGTCGAGGCGCACCGAGGCGGTGGATCGGTTGAACGCGGCCAGACGTGCCTTGGCGGCCTCATCGGCTGCCGTGCGGTCCGGGTAGATATGGCGATCGGTGTGCACCGGTGGCATGCCTTCGGGCACGTTGGGATTGTCCAGGTGCGAGACCAGCAATTCCCCGCTGGCGGGGTCCTGATACTGGGTGCTGACGCCTTGATGCGTACTGCGGTCGCTCAAGCGAAACTGCCAGCGGGTCACATCATTGCGTTGCAAGGTGATCACACCCAAGGCCTTGGCACTGGCGCTTTGCCCGCCCTGGCGCGGCAGGACCAGCAGCTTGCCATCGGCCACCTTGGCGGTGCAGTCGTGTTTTTTGGCAACGCGGGTGATGAAGTTGAAGTCAGATTCATTGAGCTGGTCAATGCGCGGCAGCCTGGTGTCGACCGGACACGACGGCTGCCAGCCATTGCGTGCGGCCACGTCGCCAACGATCTGCGCCAAGCTGACGTCCTCCCAACTGCCGCTGCGCGTGGTCTTGCCGCTGCCGCGCATGTCGCTGGCCTTGCCGTTGATCACTAGCGTGTCCGGTGGGCCGGAAACGGCCACCTCGTCCACGGTGTAGCGGCCCATGCGCGTCAGGTCGGCGCCGGCATAACCCAGGTAGACATCGATACTCGCGCCACGCACGGGCAGCGACACCGCGCCGTCGCGGTCATCAATGCGCAGCTCAAACGAATCCGAGGCCATGCCGGGCCGATCGGATAGCTGCAGCGAGACCAGCCGATCATTGATCAAGGTGGTGATGTCGGCACCGTCGGCGACGATGCGGAAAAGTGGTTGCATGTCGGCACCTCAGAAAAGAAAAAGCCCGCACGCGGCGGGCTGGGTAACGGGATCAATCCCACAAAGAAATGACGCTGTCAGTCTCGACTACCAGGTCCGGTAGCGTGATCAGCACGCCGGCCCGGAACGGTTGCGGCTCATCGGCCAGGCCCTGATTGGCGGCCAACACCGCCTCGATGCTGCGGTTCAGATGGCCGTAATAGTGGTGGCACAGGGTATCGAGCAGATCCCCATCAGCCGTTCTGCAGGTCATCGCCATAACGGACAAACTCCAATGAAAAGCCCTGCTTGCGCGGGATCGCCCCGGGCAGCAACGCGCTTTGTTCCTCGTCGATATTGATCAAACACCAGTTGCCCAACACCTCGCCATAACCTGTAGTCAGGTTCAGGGGCAGCAACTTGGCGCCGATGCTCCGCAGCCTATCCAGCTGCTTCAGTCCGCCTTTGAAGCTCGGGTAGATCGCGCCCTTGATCGTGACTTTTTCCTCACCCAGGCCCACCGCCTGCTGTGCCGGGCGTCGAGTCAGGCGCTCCTGCGCGGCCCAGCGAAACGCCGTCTGCCGGCGCAGTTCGTCAAACGCCGCGGTGTCCAGATTGAAGTAGTACGGCCGCTCATTGGCTTTCAGCGGGTAGAGGATCAGCAGGTGCGGGAATGGCTTCACCGCGTCGGGAATCGGCGACATGTCGCCTGCAAACCATTCCGTGGGGAAGATGTTGCCCAGCGCGGCATTGGCCTTGCCGGCGACCTTGTTGAACGCCGCGCCAAAGCGGCCAATCTGCTCAGTCAACGCGGAAAAATGCTCATCAAACTGAGCCAGGGCGCGCTGGGTCTGGTTGTAGTAACTGGCCACCTTGCCGATCTTGGCCTGCGCCGAGTTGATTGCACTTTGCAGGCGGCGGGTCTTGTCGCTCAGGTCCTCGCTGAGAAAGGGCAAGCCTTCCAGCGCATCGGCCGCCCCACTGATTTCATTGAGCGCGCCATTCATGGGTCCGGTCATTGACTCGATGTCAGTGCGTCCGGTTTCACCGGCATCGACCATGTACTTGAGCCCGCCCTGCAGGTGTTGCAGGTAGGTTTTTTCTTCCGCCATTTCATGTCCTCAACCCACGTGTGGTGCATCAAACAACTGCCGGGCGCGCGCTTCCCGGGTGAAGTCTTCAAACTGACGGCGCAGGTGCGGCATCAACTCCTGGGCCAACTGCGCCGGGTCTTTCACATCGCCTTGCACGGTAATGACGGGGGCTGGAGCAAAGGTGAATTGCTGATCGACCTTCGGCCATTCGGGTGTCTTTGCTGCGGTGCTCGACATCAATGCCGCCGCCGTGACCGGCGCAGCGGGGACGTTTTCCATCGAGCGCACGACCGCGCCCACCCCTTGGCCGGCGGCCATGGGCAAGATGCCGAGTGGTGCTTTGCGAACAGCCGGCGTGTCCGGCCCGCCAAACAAAGCCTTGCCCATGGTCGCGCCCACGTCACCACCGCCCCACGCGCCGAGCGCGCCACCGATCATTCCGCCAATCGCGGTTCCGATCAGTGGGATGATCGAACCGATGGCCGCGCCGGCCGCTGCACCCGCCAAGCCACCGGCCAGACTCCCCGCCGCCCCGCCGTAACCTTCAGCCTTTTCATCGCGGGTGGTCGCGTTCAGGTAAGTGTCCACTACCTGGTAGCCGGCAGCAGCCACCGCCACCGCCCCGCCCGCTTTCAGGCCACGGGAAAGTCGATTAGCAGAACCTTTTCCCTTTTGACCTGGATCTCGATCCAGCCCGTCGTCGTCACCGTCCTTTGCGTTGGTCACGAACACCCGCTGCACGATGTTGGATCGGTCGGCGGCCGAACCGCGCGCGATGTTGGCCAGCCCCCGACCGATTTTCAGCGCGGCCCAGGCTTTGCCCAATACCAACGCACCTGCAGTGAGTGCCGCCAAGCCCAGCACCGCCTTGGGCGTCTCCTCAGACAAGACGGTCAAGCCACGCGCCGCCGCGCCAATGCCGGTGGCCAGCGCATCCGTCGCTGGACGCAGGGCATCCCCAATGGCCCGCAGCGAATCGTTGAACGCCTGACCGGTTTCGGCCCAGCGTTGTGACGAGGCTTCGCGCCGTTCGCTCAGGTTTTTGTCGAGAATGTCCTTGCGCTGGCCGTTTGGGTCCGCGGCATCCCTTTTCAGATCCGCATACATCTTTTTGTTCTGGGTGTAGGCCATCAGCGCGGTCTTGACCTGCATGTCGGCAAACACGTCGCCGGTGCGCAGGGTCGCGGCTAGGGCATCGGCCATCGCTTGCGCCTTAGCTGGGTTGGTCTCCTGGCTGATCTGGGTCAGGCCCTGACCCAGCTGTTTGGCCTTCTTCGGATCGGTCTTTTCCACGTACCGGCGCGCCAGTTCAAAACTGGCTTCAAAGGTCGACAGGCCCTTGCCAATGGCGGCGTTCATCGAACCCTGATAGTCGATCCCGGCATCGGCATAACCTTTGACCGTTTCCCCTGAACCGATTTTCGCGATCCAGTTTTTCAGGTTGTTCGCCGCCTCATCGGCACTGCCGGCGCTCTTGACCTGCACCTGCAGCATGGCGCCCAACTGGGTCACCGCATCCTGACCGGTGATGCCGCTACTGGCCATCTGCGCCAGCAGTTCCGGAAACCACTTGGCCATGTCGGCCGCTTCGAAGCTGCCTTGCTGGCCCAGCAACGCGACCGACGCCAAGGCCTGTTCCATTTTTTTCGGGTCGGTGATCTTGGCGTTGTTCTGCACCGCCAGAATCATCTTGGCCGTGTCGGTGCCCGACGCGCCCTGCCCGACCGCAAACTTGGCCGCCACCGGGGCGTACTTCAGCGCTTCGGCCAGATCCATGCCGCCACCGACCAGCTGGTTCACCAGCTCGGCCACCTGGGTGTTGGCCATGCCGGTGTCCTTTGAGGTCTGGACGATGTCGCGGGCGGTGTGCACTTCCTGCTGGGTATTGGCGGTACCGGACTTGATCGCGATGTCACGAATGATCGCCTGAAAATCCGCACTGACTTTGGTCGGCACCGCAGCCAGGGTGGTGCCGGCCACCGCCGTGCCGAAACCGCTACGCAGGCTTTCCTGCCCCTCCTGCACCTGCGCCATGCCTTTGGCCTTGAACTCGGCGCTGCGCACCACCTTGCCCAGCGCCAGGTACTCCTGACGCAGGCGGCCGACTTCGACCCCCTGCTTGCGCAGGCTGCTCGTGTTGGTCTCCAGTTTGCGTAGCAGGGCATCGGCGTTGGCCGCCCCGCTGTCGTGAGCCTTTTTCCATTCATCGCGCAGGCGCATGGTTTCGCCGATGACTTTCTGCAAGCCCTTGGCGCGCGTGGTTTGCGCCTCGAGCTTTTTCATTTCGCCGCTGACGTTCTTGAAGGCGGCGCCGAGCGAAGAATCGACGGCGCCACCAATCACCAGCCCGAGCGAGAGTTTGTTCGCCATGCTTATCACCTACGTGCGACGGGGTGGGCTCAATCCGTGAGCCACCAGACCATCTCGGAAAACGACAGCCCCTGAATCTCGGCCGCCGAAAAATTCAGCTCGACGGCCAGGCGTTTAGCCAGGGCCTTTTGCAGGCGGGGGTTAAACCCCGTCGTCTGCTCCCAGACGAAAATAGGCGGTCTGCAGACGACGGTAATCACGCATCAGCAGCCCCTCCAAATCCGCGCGGCCGATACTTGCCAGGCTGCAGAACAAGACCATTTCCTGTTCTTCTTCGTTGCTTCCGCCCTGCAGGGTCGCGGCGCGCATCTCGCGCACCGTCGGCTCGCGCAGGGTCAGCTTGTCGACCTTGATGCCATTGGCCTCGCTCGGTTTGGATAGGATGACGGTGGCGATGCCATCGCCCAGTTGCAGCCACTTGGGCAGGACGTTGTCTTTCGCGTTATTCATGGTGGTGCTCCTTACATGCCCAGGGCAGACCGCACGGCGGCCAGTTGGTCGACGCCATCGATGACGCGGATCGAGTTGAGGGGATCGATTTCAAACATCACGCTGCCGTCGATCTCCAGCTTGTAATAGGTCACGGCGACGGCGTACTTGAACTCGCCTTTTTCACCCGGTTTCCAGTCCCCCGGGTCGACTTCCTTGAGGCTGCCACGCAGGGTGGCGACCACCGACTTGACCACACCTTTCTGGCCCTTAAAGGCACCGCGGAACGAGGCGTTGAACCCGGTCAAGTCGGACTGGCCGAAGAACTTCAGCACCTCGCGGCGCACACCATTGGTGAGGAAGCTGGCTTCCAGCTTCTCCATACCCATGTCGAGTTCGACCGCCGCGTCCATGCCGCCCGCGCGGTATTCGTCAGTCTTGAGGGTCAACTTGGGCAGAGTCAGGCTCGGCACATCGCCTTGCAGGCTGATGCCGTCCACGAACAGGTTGGTGTTGTAGAGCACTTCCGGAATCATAAAACGGCCTCCTTAGGCAGCGGTGTCCAGCACTTCAGTGATCCACTGATCGGTCACCTCCACGCGGAAGTTCGGGTTTTCGGCCGGCGGAACATCGGTGAACCGGATGTTCCAGTACACCTTGCCGTCGCTGAGTTCGCTGGAGGTGTTCAGCTCTTCGTCGGCATACACTTCGAAGTTGATGATCGCGCCCTGATTTTTCAGGTCGCGCATGAACGCCTGCAGGCCTTCGGTCACGTCCTTGACGTAGGTCGCGGTGATCGAGCGGTCGACCGCCCACTTGTGCGCGTAGAGGATGGCGTCCATGACGATATCCAGCGTGCGTACGCGGGTGACGAACTTCCATTTCGGGTCACTGGACAGTGTGCGGTTGCCCCACAGCCGGTACCCGTCATCACGAATGATCGTGGTGATATTCGCGTTGTTCAGCACGTTGGCCCGGCAGGACGCATCGCCGTCGAGAAACTCGATCGGTCGCGTGGTGCCGGTGATGCCGACAAACTCCTTGTTCGACGGCGAGGCCCAGAAACCGTAAGTGGCATCGGTCCAGGCAAACAGGCCGGCGGTCCAGGCCGATGCTGGTGCGTTGACGGTAGCGCTGGTTCCGGTGTCCCAGAACTGCACGCCAGGGTCGACCATGTAGGCGTGTTTGCTGCCGAAATTTTCGGCATACGCAATCGCCGCTTCGTCGGTGGTGTTCGGCCCGTCGAGGATGGCCATGGCCCGCATCTTGTCGCCCAGCGCGACCAACTCGGTGGCCACCGCCAGCGTCTCCGAGTACCCCGGAGTCACCAACAACCGTGGCTGCGCGTTGAACTTGCTTTTGCCGTTGAGCAACGCCTGCATACCGGTACGCGTGCCGTCGGCCCAAACCCCGCCGATGATCGCCGAGAGTTGTTCGGCCGGATCCTCCAGCAGCGGCACACCGACAGCGACAATCACCGCCTTGGACCGCTTGAAAATGGCCTTGCAGTCCTGGGTGATCGCGGCGTCCGCCCCCCAGGCGGCGACCGCTTCGCTTTCGCGGGTGATCAGCAGCAATTCGTTAGCGGCAGCCGTGGCCGGCGGCCCCACGGTGAAGGTGTTGCACAGGCCGATGATCGACGCGGACGGGGTGGCGATATGCCGGGCGCCGGTGTCCACCAGGGTCACGGTGACGCCGTGAAAAAAACTCATAGAGTGATGCTCCAGAAACGAAAAAGCCCCGCATAAGCGAGGCCGTGGGGATGTGCGGTGACGTACAGCATGGAAAAGAAAACGCCCCGGCAATGCGAGGCGTCAGGATGCGGTGCGGGTCTGCCCGTCCGGCTTTAACGGCCGTTTATCACTGGCTGGAAAGTCTGGCGAAGTTGGCCAGGCCCGCAGTTCATTGCGGTAGGTGCGCCAGGCGAGTTCGGTGTTGAGCGCAGCCGGGTCAGCATCCAGATGCTTGTCGATCTCTCTGCCAGCCCAGTGCAGTTCATTTTCGATCCAAGATCGTTCTCGCCGGCTCTGTAGCGCCAGATCGCGTGCGGCATCGAGCACCCAAACGAGACCATCCCAAATATAGGCCGCACTCGGTCGCGGCAAAGCCGTCAGCTCGGCCGGCAACTCGCCCGGCATCGAGTGCGTCACCTCGGCACC